AATCAGCATGCGCAAATCAATGACTGCCATGCAGACACTGGGCGGGCTAAAAAGCGGTAACGACCTTGAAAAGCTGTTTGCGTTTTATCAGAAATACTACTTTGACCAGGCTCAGGAATATTTTCCCGCCAATGCTTATAATGCGGATGCGAAGTACTGCTATGAAAACGGGAAACTGGCATACAATAAAGGACACTATTCGAATGATACCGACCCGATCACCCAGTCGCTGGGAGACCATTATCTTGCGGAACAGCGATGGATTACGAAACGTATCCTGTACATGATGTCAAAGTATTCGTTCGGACTATTTTCTGCTAACGGGACGGATACCATCACCGTACGCGCTGCAGGTAACACAATCAAGTATGAACTGACTCCGGCAATGGATATGTATCCTGCGATTGCCAATGGTACAAGTATCATCCGGGGAAGGAGAACGAAAGCCGGAGAAGTATGTGAAATGGAGATTGAACTTTCCGGGTCGGGAGACCAGCAGAATGCGATACAGGGAGCATCCTACCTGCAGGATATAGGGGACTGGCATAATAAGAACGTGACCGGGTCTATGATCATTCAGGGAAGGATGCTCCGTGATATCCGGCTGGGAAGCAAGGACGCCCCGGTTATCATCTCTATATCCTCCCTGACGTTGTCCAACTGCGTAAGCCTTCAGAGGCTGCTGCTGTCGAACATCGCCACCTTGGCCGGTACATTGAACCTGTCCGCATGCTCACATTTGCAGGAGATATATGCGGACGGTACATCCTTGACGCAGATTGTGCTTCCATCGGGAGGAGGGCTTCGTGTAATTCAATACAGCAGGCTTAACCAATATCTGTCATTGTCCAATTATCCGTTACTGACAACGGAAGGCATCGGGATTGATTTGTGCAGGGATGTCATTACGGACTTCTTTATCGTGAACTGTCCGAACCTGTCTCCCATGCGGCTGCTGGTTGATATCATGAACTCCCAGGCGGAACAGGGGGATGATCATGCATTGAAGCGTATCCGTGCCGTAGGTTTTGAGGAAACATTCAATGATTCGGACATGCTGGATAAACTGGCAACGCTCTCAAATGGTACTTACGGAGGATTAAGTGCTGAAGGCTTGGCCGGAGAGGATGAATATCCTGTTCTGGACGGAACGATAACGGTGAACGCGAATACCTACGAGGATTCAATTGAGGCTTTAAGAAACACATTCAGAAAATTGACATTGAATATAAACGGAGAATTTTATGTCAGGTTCAAGGATGCTATAGTTCAAAGTATGATTGCGGAATCTTATGGGGATGGGGTCGGAACTAAGATTGAGCAGGTTAAGGCTGTGAGAAATTTCGGCGGCATGTTCAAGGGGAATACTGAAATCACATCATTTGATGAGTTTGAGATATTCACCGGATACAACTCTAATGGATGGAATGTCTTCGATGGGTGTTTATCCTTGATATCGGTAAAATTGCCTTCCCAATTAAAGATAATATATGGGTATATGTTTTATGATTGCCGGGAACTGGCTAATATAGATTTGCGCAAAGTAGAGGAAATTCAGCGGCAGGCTTTTTATAATACAGGATTAATAGATGTTGATTTGGAAAATGTTGTTACAATCGCCGGAGACGCGTTTAGTAAATGTACCCGGTTATCCCGGATGAAAATTGGAGATAAAAGTGGAATTCCCAGCGGATTTGCAATGGACTGTACATCCCTGGTTGAATTGGATTTGGGAGTAGGTGTAAACGCGATAACTTATGCATTTCAACATAGTCCATTGAGGATAGTAACAATCAGGGCCGTTACGCCACCTGAAGTGACAAGATCATTTCAGGTGATTGATCAGTCGTGTCGGTTTTATGTACCTGATCAATCTGTGGAAACTTACAAAGCCGCTTCCGGTTGGAGTCAGTATGCTGATAGGATTTATCCGTTATCTCAAAAAACAGAATAAATCAAGAAGAGCAGTTAAATAAAAAACCGCCTGCTCATCACGAGTCGGCGGTTACAAACACAAACAAAACAAACAACGAAGGGCACTACCCCTCCGCCTTATAAGCGATACAAAGGTAGTATTAATCACTTAAAAAGAAAAGTTATGAAAAAATTATTTTACGAAAGCTGGATAGCAAAGCATCTATTGCTTTCAGGTTACTCAACTATCACGCTTCTTGCGTGGGTATTCACAAAGTGGTCAAAAACTGAGGCCAGGCAGTCAACAATCAATCATGAATGCGTTCATGCCCGACAATGGATTGAACTGACGGTCGCCTCTGGTATCTTGATTTGGATCATTACGCTGATCTTCGGTTTATCGTCCTGGTGGTTGGCACTAGCGCCGGCTACCTTCTATGTATGGTATGTACTAGAGTGGTGTATCCGCAAGATGATTGCTAGCGTACTCGCTGATTGCCGGGAAGACTATGATGCCTACCGGCTGATCTCATTCGAACGGGAGGCTAGGTTAGCGGAGAAGGACAATAACTACTTAGAAAATTGCAGCTACTTCAGCGGTTGGTTGAGATATGTCTTTAAATAAAAAAAGAAAACCGCCTGCTCATCACGAGTTGGCGGTTGACAAAAAACAAACAATATTAAAAAGGGGGAATCCCTTATTGCTAATGCGTACAAAGGTAATAATAATATTTTAGATAGAGAAATATGGGATTAAATGAATGGCTGGCTCTGATCGGGGCTTTGGGAGGCTTCGAAGCAATCAAATGGATAGTTAACTTCTACGTGAATCGTCGAACGAATGCAAGGAAGGAAGATGCGACAGCGGACAGTATGGAGGATGAAAATGAACGCAAGCAAGTCGCATGGCTTGAAGATCGTATCGCTCAACGTGACGCCAAGATTGACGCTATTTATGTTGAACTCCGGCAGGAACAGTCCGCTCATCTGGAAGATATTCATAAAAAGCATGAACTGGAGCTTAGATTGAAAGAAGCCGAGATAAAGAAATGTGATGTACACGGATGCACTAACCGGCAGCCGCCAAGTGACTATTAATTATAAGGAGGAAAAGAAATGAAGTACTTTACAATTGCGGAACTCTGCAAATCTACGACTGCGGACCGCTTAGGAATCAACAACAGATGCAATCAGGAGCATGTCCTTAATCTGACTGCACTAGTGAATAATGTATTGGACCCATTGCGGAAATGGTATGGTAAACCAATTACGGTAAACTCTGGCTTCCGCTGCCCGGCATTGAATAAAGCAGTGAAGGGTTCTAATACGTCTCAACACATGACCGGACAAGCTGCCGACATTGATACAGGTGATCGGCAACAGAATAAGTTATTGTTTGACTACATTCAGAAAAACTTGCCGTTTGATCAGCTTATCGATGAATCCAACTTTGCCTGGGTACATGTATCATTCCGGGCAGATGGTATGAATAGAAATCAAGTATTGAAGCTATGAGACGCCTAGTATACTTCCTGATCATATTGCTGACATCAGCAATATGGTTTTCATCCTGTCGGAGTATCCGGCATATTCCGATTGAAACAGTAAAGCATGATAGTATCTACATTAGCAAGATACTACATGACAGCATCTATCAGAGAGACAGCATTTATGTTGATCGTAAGGGTGATACAGTACTTATTTACAAAGATCGGTATGTATACAAGTATAAGAATCTTGTTGATACATTCTATATACACAAAGTGGATAGTGTACAAGTGCCTTATCCGGTTGAGAAAAGTTTATCACGATGGCAAACTATTAAAATGGAGCTTGGCGGATGGGGATTCGGAATAATTATAGTTATTGGTATATGTCTACTATTAAAATTCATCAAATATCGAACACATTCATAATTGAGTGCCGGCACTAATTACCGGCACTCAATTTGTTTAGATCATTCCTTTCTCTTTGGCTAATTTTAAGATAGCCTCACAAATAAACGAAGTCTTATCGTCTACCTTTTCAAGAATTGAACAGACATCCTCCGGAGCCTTAAAGCCGTAGCGTTTCGCAGTTGTTTTCTTTCGTCCTGCTCCAGCTCTTGTGCCCCCATGTTTTCCCTTTGTTATTTCATCCATAATTGTTATATTTGCAAATCCTAATCGGTTGGGGAGGTTTCCCTCCCCTTGGATTTTAGAGTAGAATTTCGAAGTTTACTCTTACTTTCCAGATTCTAAATGAAATTGCGAGTCTCATAATGAATACCGATTAGGTTTCTCTTCTTGCTTTCTCGGTGAAGAAGATTAACCGCTGTAATCATCTCTTTGATTACGTTACAAAGATAAGCATTATTTTGATAACGTACAAACGAAATCAAGAAAAAGTTTAAGAAAATATCATTTTTAACATTTAGATAATATGTAAATTATTATCTATTTTATATTCATTACAATCAAAAGCAGCACACATAAGAATAAAGCGATCTTTTACTCCTAGTTTAGTATATCGGTTTACTGCGTCACTATTCTTTGAATGTAATCCGGCTGCATACTTATCAACTTGTACTTTGTTCATTAAGTCTACATGCGTTTTACGAGCTAGTTTGCTACTTGCTACTTCATATAGGGGCTTATATTCATTTTTGCTTTTCGCTTCATCAAATACAGCAACAAGTCTATCTATTTTGCAGTATTCTAACAAAACTTTTATCTTATCATTGTATCCTCGTTCTCCTGATACATAGCGTAATATAGGGAAATTGAAATTGTATTTCTTTATAATTTCTAAAGCAAAACGCATTAAAGGAGTTTTGATTTCAATTCTTGTATCATTTTCTTTTAGAGTTTTGTGTGGTAAGTAATGAATGAAAGGAATATCTTCTTCTATTGCGATATTATCAAAGGATAGCGTTTGGAAGTCTCCAATTCGACAACCTAAACTACATTGAAGTAAGAAAGCGTCTTTAGTCTCTTGTAGGGAGCTGGGGACATCTGTATTTTGTAGTTTAATGAACTCGGCTTTAGTTAAAAATATAGGTTCATCGTATTGTTCCTTCATCATTACTGTTTTACGCTGTTTTCCAAGTTTACGGAATGGTGATACTGGTATTTCATCGTTACTTTCCAGTTCGTTGAAAAATGCCTGTAGCTTTTTTAATTTTGTTGCAACAGTATTTTGCCCTCTTGGTGAGGTTGGAATATTGCGATTATTCATGTCAACATAAAGCCCCCTATATTTATCTACCAATATATATTCATTAAACAGAAAATCACGGAATAGTATAAGTTTCTCATTATTGAAATAGGTTGGAGTGATATCACTTAAGTTGTTGATAATGAGAAAACGGTTTAATTCCCGTAATAATACATCATAATGTTTCTTTCTGCCTTCGCCAAATATTCCATCCTTATAACATTGCTCTATGTATAAGTTGAGTCGGTTATGGAGGCTTTCACTTGATTCCTTGTTAATATACTTCTCCGGATTAATATATTCATCTATATATTGATTTAGTTGTTCACTGGTTTCTATCTTGTGATCGGTGTACAAACGTAGGATTAGGTTTTTGCGTTCCGTTATGTCTCTATAAAACTCTTCTCTAGTTTTGCAATGGATTGGTATAAGTACTTTGGATTTGTATTGTTCCTTTTTCTCATCCCAAATTGAAGGTTGTACTAAAATCTCGGAAGTGTGAAATAATTGTATATTCCTACCATCGGATAAACGAAATCGTATATTAACAAAGTTATCCTTTTTGCTTGATCGAATAAATGCTTTTACTGTTGCCATATAGCTATCATTTTACGGTTGTGCAAATATACTGTTTTTGCACAACGAAAATGCTTAATTGCACAACTAAAATGCAACATAATACAACTTGCTGTTTTGTATATATTTGATAATTAATGTATTTGTATGAGATTGTATAGTGTGTATTTTTAAATATTAGACCGCACCGGGGTCACATAAAAATCCCTTGATAATCAGTGGTTATCAAGGGATTTTTGTTCTTATATAACTTTTTTCTTAGCTTCTCGATACCTGTAATCCTTTATCGGAAAGCGTCATTTCAACAAAGCGTGCACGCGGATTAGGAGCCTGTTCGGTCAATATCCGACGGATGCATCCGGCCGCTTGCGGATCTTTAGCCACCATATATAAGTAACCGCCACCTCCTGCACCGGGCAATTTATATCCTAGCGTATAATCTTTAATCTGTTCGATAATAGCTGCTACTGCCGGTGGATTCGTGCCACTGTCCAATGCTTGGTTTTGTATCCAGCTTTTGCCGACAAGATTGCCGAAAGTTTCGAAATTACCTCGCAGGATAGCTTCGCTCATATCCATCGCATGGGCTTTCATCTCTGCTAATAAACTAAGATGCTTTCCGGAGTTAAGGAACATGGAACTGACAATTTCAGCTAAGATGCCTTTGGCTGTACGGGTGATTCCGGTATAATAAAGCAGATGGCAATCCCGATATTCCGGCTGCACAAAGAGCTGGTCGGGTAACCACCGTACTAATGGATGTTGTTCGAAGCCGGATTCGGATTGCAACAGTTTTACGCCGGGGAATACGCCGCCGTATTGATCCTGCCATCCGCCGCCGGTGGTAAGTAATTGTTCCAATACCAGTGTATAATTGCAGATGTCGTTCCTATCCCATGCCAGTCCGCAAAAATCATTGATAGCTCCGAGTACGGTAGATGCAAGGATAGAACTGGTACCTAGTCCCGAACCTGCCGGAATGGCAGCCAGTAAAGTGATTTCCAGTCCTGAACCGAACGCTTTTAGATGTTCTTCCAATGACGCATGAGATTCCGCCGCAAATAATGGGGCAAATCCTGCCAAGGTAAGTGCTGCCTTCGGTATGGAGAAAGGCGAACCGACTTTCTTGTAATCCTGCAATTCCTCATAACTTCGGATAACCTCCACAGCTCCCATATCAATGGAACGAAGTACGATATGGAACTCGTGACATGGTTTGACGTATACTTGTAACGGCGGCTGCCCATTCAACTCAATCGCCAGATTGACTACACTTCCTCCCGAATAGAGAGAGTAAGGAGGTGTATCTGTCCATCCTCCTGCAACGTCAATGCGCACCGGACTACGTCCCCATACGATCTGATCCGAATAAACATTGAGCTTCGGATAGTTCTTTTTTCCGGCAACGGCTTCCAGTAATCCGTCACGGAGTAGCTGGAACGCAGCTTGTTCTTCTCCTTTGCAGCCTTCATTGCCTTGCAGCTTCAGGATACGTGCCCGAAGCATACGGTTATGTATACGCACCATGGGTGCGGCATCCTCTTTCAAGACAGCGGGAACATCCAGATTGAGCCGGACAAATTCATTGGCTGCGTCTTGCAAGTCAAGCTGATAGAATACACTCTTCTCATAATTGGCGGACAATCCTTTCCAGTTATCCCTGCGGAAAGCGCTGCGCTGTGCGTAAAGACGTTCCAGGTTCGCTTGTGCCGATATCTCGTCAGCGGATAGTTTTTCAGCTCTCAGCCATAACTCTTTTCCTTGTTTTAGTTGTGGCTCAGCTGTCATCCAGCGTATTAAAATACCCAGTTCTTCGATGGAAGTCGTTACGGGGAAAACAGGAGCAGCTTGCAGATCATCTGTACGTCCTTTTATGTCTTCCAGCCCAATCTCTCTTTCCTTCATCCACTGTGTGAAAGAGTTCCCCAAGTAGGTGGTCGAGTCATTTCTTAAATCACCTTTGAAAACATCATCCAGCCCATAAGGCCGTGCGACAAAGGCTGCGTCTCCCATAGGAACGATGTCGATGCAGACTCCGTCCGGCAGGTTTATATTCCAATGGTTTTCGGGAACTCCTGTAATAATCTGTCGTGAACCTAATTTCCATCCTTCTCCTACGTGGCTGTTCTCAATCCATAAATTGGCGTTCTCTGCAGATAACTTCACTTGGGTAAACGAGTTTTGTATAAAGATGGCAGGATTCGGTTTTACTTTCCGGTGCATGATACGCCTTTGGTCACGCACTTTATCCTGTATGGCGAGTGTGGAAGAAATCAGTTCCCGACTCGTTCCGAAATGATAAAACTCTCCGCCGGGTAAAGGCAGGATTGCTACCGAAAGTTTGTTTACTTCGTCGTCTGTCGTTTGGGGATGCTCTCCCAGTGCCAGGCCATAATCCGAATATAAATCGTAGTAGCTGATATCATTCGTGCCTTCTTTTAATGACCGTTTCATCAATACCTCAACGGCACGGTCACTTAATATCCATATACCGATATCCATCAGGAAAAGATGGGTCTTTGATAATCCTTCCAATTCCTCTAAAGAAGGTTTCTGCAACATGAAGTCGAGCACTTCCGGCTTCTTGCGGTCCGATACGAATACTCCGTGGTGAGTAGCCAGTGAAGGATTCACCCATAAACCATAACATACGACATCTACTTCCGGAATGTTTTGCAGCGGTTTTTCCGAACGGATATATACGTCTCCGCTGGCTATCAGCGTGTTCAAGCCTTTCGGAGCCTGCTTCATGATTCTTTCGTATAGCGGAAGTTGCAGCGACAGCAGATTCTGTCCCAGCTTTTGTCCTCTCTCCCAACTGAAAACCGGTATGGGAGTCAGTATTTTGCCCGAAGGAGCATAGCCGGGCAAGCGGCGGCTTTGTCCTCCCGCATGCAGCAAAATCTTTTTTTCGTTTCCAATCCATTTGCTGAAAGTCTCTTCCGGTGCAAAAGCCTGATGGCAGGCCTGCAACAGCCAGGTCGTTCCTCCTCCGGAGCCTAACTTGCTGCCTACAGGGTCTGATGTACAAAACCAGTCAGTATGATTCACTTCTTCCAGTTGATGAAAACTGTCAATTAAGTTGGGAGGTAAGGATAATAACTTTTGCATAGTAGAATCGGTATTTATAGGTTTATAACATGATTGTATCCCAGCTATCGCAGAGTGCCTGCATAGAAGGAAACAGCAGATCGGCTCCGGCATCCAGCAACACCTGTCCGTCCAACGGACCGGTATTGACCGCGATTGTGAAAATTCCGGCTTTATGTCCTGCTTCCACGCCCAATGGGGCATTTTCGATAACGATTGCTTCGTCAGCTTTGAACCCTCCTTTTCTTAATGCCATCAGATAAGGTTCTGGATTAGGTTTGCCATATTTCACGTCAAAAGCGGTCACCATTAGCTCTTTATGAAACATTCCCGGAAAATTGTGTTCCAGACGTTCCAACAAAGAAAGCTGTCCCGAACCAGTGACTACCATAGGAGTCAGCCCTTCACTCTTTACTTTCTGCAAAAGTTCCCATGCGCCGGGCATACGTTCTGCTTCCGGATAAGAATTGAACAGGATACTTTTTTCGTGATATATACTTTCTATTTCCTCTTGTGTGGCCTCTTTTCCTAATTCACGTTGAAATACGATATTGATAGTCGATGCCCCCGTGCGTCCTTCGTGCATATATGCTTCTTCCCGGCTCAGATCAAGGCCGTGAGTTTTCATGACTTGATGCCATGCTTCGGAGTGATAGGGCATGGAGTTAAAGAGCACGCCGTCCATATCGAACAGGACGGCTTTCAGTTTCTTTCTCATAATTGGGTTAGATGGAATCTGTTTGATATTTATTCTTTTTTCAGCATATCTTTCAGTTCAGGCACGGTGATCACTACATCATGCTGAGCTTCCGATTGTTTGCCGATATATCTGTAGACTATATTTCTGTCACAATTCACACAACTTTTGATAAACAGTTGGGTAGCAAGATCGGTCTGATTGCCTAATGTTTCGATAATACCTTGTTTCACCTCTGCGGCATTTGCTTTAATCTGGTTCATATCACACAGATCTTCGTCAACACGACAGATATAAATCACTGCTTCATCGCTGAGTTCGATTTTCTTGATCAGAACGTCCTCACTTGCCTGTATCGGGAACTGTAAGTTTGCCATCTGTACCTGCGTTTCCAGTTTAGCCAGGTCGCTTTCGGTGGTGTCGACATCCTTATTGAGAATTTCCTTAATTTCATCTGTTGTCAGTTCGCAGACTACCTGCTCTCCCGAATCTTTACCTATATATATCATTTGCAGGCCCGCTTTACATTTTACAACAAGGTCCAGCAATGACTTTACTTCTTTATTCGGATTCTGGAACATGATTTTCAGGGAAGTCTTCATGCTTTCCGGATTTTTCTGCAGAGTCTTGATGTTGGCAGCCTCTTCGTTCAGATAAAAGGTATACACTACGTTCTCTCCATCATAGACGATGCTGGTGATTTTTCCGGTCTCTCCCATGTCTATCGGACATTGTTTGTTGGCAGCCTCGATGCCTGCTTTGAGTTTGATTTCCTGACAACCGGTGGTTAACATCATCAGTAGTGACAAGCTGATAAACAATATCACTGCATTCGGTCTTCTTACTAATTTTTCCATTGTTCTTTTATTTAGAATTCATTTATTCTTGGGATAAAAAGAGATATACGAAGCAAAGATAGTCATAAAAAATGAGAGATATAACAGAATGGAGGAGATAGTTGCTGGTTGTGTTTTGGATGATAAATCGTATGATAATTTGTCGTTTAGAAGATAATATGTATTTTTGTAGCATGATAAAACTAGTCAATAGCATGAAAAAGAAAGTATTGTTTCTGCTGCCATTGTTTCTGGGTGCTTGTTCGGATAGCGGAGAAAGCCCTGTTATCACGATAGAAAAGCTATATGTGAAAGTAGATCAAGGCGATGGAGAAACCATCCGCGAAGACTATGCAAACCGGATGAGTGAAATGCCTGCTTTGAAAGTGGGAGATAAGGTGGATGCGTTTTTGATCTTGGACGGCAATGGAGCCGAACTGAAATCTTTCCAGCTTCAGAATGGGGAAGAGATGAAGACTGAGCTCCGTTATGAAAAGACAGAAGTCACTACCGAAGGAAATCTGACAGACGAAGAAAAAGGGCAGTTGCGCTTCAAAGATGGCGTGACAAAGACTAAGGTGCTGGTTCATGCCACTATTGAGCATGTAGATAAAAATGGTGATGTACAATTATCTTTTTATCTCTCTTCAAAAGCGGAGTGTGAAGGAGCGCAGGAAGTGATTGACTTGAAAACAGAAGTCGTTGAGAATGAATGAATCCTGAAAGGGAGTGAGTCACTTTAACGTAACGAAGGAAATATAATAAAAAGAAGCGGTCTCCGGAGAGGCCGCTTCTTTTTATTGTCAGTTATTGGATATTACAGTTTAGCCTGAATAGCCTTTGATTCTTCTTCGTATCCCGGTTTGTTCAGCAAAGCAAACATATTTTTCTTGTATGCTTCCACGCCCGGTTGGTTGAAAGGATTCACGCCCAACAGATAGCCGCTGATGCCGCAAGCTTTTTCGAAGAAGTACAGCAGACCGCCGATGTTGTATTCGCTCAGTTCCGGAAGAACGATGCGCATGTTGGGTACACCGCCGTCTACGTGAGCCAGCTGAGTTCCCAGTTCGGCCATTTTGTTCACTTCGTCCACCCGTTTGCCGGCAAGGAAGTTCAGGCCGTCCAGATTAGCTTCATCGAAAGGAACTTCCAGTTTATGGTCTACTTTATCCAGTGAGATCACAGTTTCGAAGATCGAGCGTTCGCCTTCCTGAATCCATTGTCCCATAGAGTGCAGGTCGGTAGAAAAGTCAACAGATGCGGGGAAAATACCCTTGTTGTCTTTACCTTCGGATTCTCCGTAAAGCTGTTTCCACCATTCACTTACGTAGTGCAGTTTCGGGCAGAAGTTGACAAGGATTTCAATCTTCTTGCCTTGTCTGTACAGTTCGTTGCGGGTAGCAGCGTAGATAGCCGCAGGGTTTTCTGCAAACGGAACGTCAGAACCGCATGCCTTTTCCATATCGGCAGCACCGGCAACCAGTTTGTCGATGTCGAATCCGGCAACTGCGATCGGCAGCAAACCAACCGGAGTGAGCACAGAGAAACGTCCGCCTACGTTGTCCGGAATGATAAATGTCTTGTATCCTTCTTTGTCGGCAGTCACACGTGCAGCACCTTTCTTGGCGTCTGTCACGGCAACGATGACTTTCTTGGCGGTTTCTTTGCCGCGTTGGTCTTCACATTGCTTTTTCAGCAGACGGAAAGCAAGAGCGGTTTCGGTAGTCGTTCCCGATTTGGAGATATTGATAACGCCGAATTTCTTGTCTTTCAGATATTCGGTCAGTTCATACAGATAGTCTTCGCTGATGTTATGTCCAGCATAGATCATGACAGGAGCAGTTTTCTTGTCCTGCAACCATGTGAAACTGTTAGACAGCGCTTCGATTACGGCACGTGCGCCCAGATAGCTGCCACCGATACCTGCTACGATCACTACTTCGCAGTTGTCTCTTAATACTTTTGCAGTAGCGTTCAGGTCAGCCAGATGCTCTTTGCTGATGGACGAAGGCAGATGTAACCATCCCAGGAAGTCGTTACCTTCTCCTGTTCCTTTTTCCAGCATTTCCTGTGCAGCTTTTACCTCGGCTTCATAAGCAGAAACCTTTTCTTTGGAGATGAATCCAAATGTTTTTTCAATGTTCAAGCTAATCATATCTATCAATTTTAAGTAATATGTAATAGGTAATAGGTATTAAGTAATAAGTATTATGCATGAGACGTAAAGCTTAGGTGGCTACGGTTAATACCTAATACTTATTACTTATTACCTATTTTTCTCATCTAAAAGAATCAGTCAGCAATTTGATCTCTATCATGGGTGAGATGCGTTCATACAAGATATTGTATACGGCATCCAGTATCGGCATGTTGACGTGGTGATGCTTGTTGATCTCTTTGATGCACTTCGTGCCGTAGTATCCTTCCGCGATCATTTCCATTTCAATCTGCGCACTTTTAACGGAATATCCCTTGCCTATCATCGAACCGAACGTGCGGTTACGGCTGAAGTTGGAGTATCCTGTCACCAATAAGTCTCCTAAATAAACAGAATCATCTACATTTCTGTTCAGGGGATGTACTGTATTCAGGAAGCGGTTCATTTCCTGAATCGCATTGGATATCAGTACTGCCTGGAAGTTATCGCCGTATTTCAGTCCGCTGCAGATGCCGGCGGCAATGGCGTATACATTTTTAAGCACCGAACTGTATTCGATGCCGGCTACGTCGTCGCTGACGGAAGTCTTGATGAAGCTGCTTCCCAAACGGCGGGCGAAGATGCGCGCTTTGTCCTTGTCCGGGCAGGCGATGGTCAGATAAGAGAGGCGTTCCAGCGCTACTTCTTCTGCGTGGCAGGGACCTGCCAGTACTGCGATGTTTTCGGGTGGTACGCCATATTCTTTTGTGAAATATTCCGATACAATCACGTTGTCATCGGGTACGATTCCTTTGATAGCAGTGATAATAAACTTATCCTTAATCTTTGTTTTCAGCTTTTTCAGATGAGCTTTCAGATAAGGAGAGGGGGTGACGAAAATCAGTGTATCCGATTCCTTCACGACATCGTTGATGTTAGAACTGAAAGTGATACGCTTCGTGTCGAATTTCACCCCTGTCAGATAGGCGGGATTATGTCCAAGTCTCTTAAAATCAGCGATGCGGTCATCTCGTCGCATGTACCAATTAATAGAGTCTTCCTGAGCCAGACACATCTTTGCGATGGCTGTAGCCCAACTTCCTCCGCCCATTATCGCTATCTTACCGGGTAGTTTCATATTTAGTTGAAAGTTGAAAGTTGAAAGTTGAGAGTTGGTCATTAAAAAGGTTGTTCAAGTAACAACTTTCAATTCTCAACTCTCAACTCTCAACTTATTTAAGTTTATTTATCCACTCGGTCACGTCGTTCACGCTTGGATTGGTCAGTTCTAATTTGTATTTCTTATTGATTCCGCAGATGTCCTGGTGCAACTTTTGCGGATTAACATCCTGCATATCAGCTACTGTGTTGTAGCCGGCTTTCTGGATGACCGGCACCCAGTCTTCTGCAATACCCAGTTCCATGTATTTGGCGGCAGGGTCTTTCTTGATTACTTTCTCCGGACGCATTTGCGGGAAGAACAGTACTTCCTGAATGGTGGTCTGTCCTGTCATCAGCATCACCAGACGGTCGATACCGATACCGATGCCGGATGTAGGAGGCATGCCATATTGCAAAGCACGCAGGAAATCCTGGTCGATAATCATTGCTTCGTCGTCACCCTTGTCGGCAAGACGCATCTGTTCTTTGAAGCGTTCTTCCTGATCCAGCGGATCGTTCAATTCCGAGTAGGCATTGGCCAGTTCCTTGCCGTTTACCATCAGCTCGAAACGTTCGGTCAGTCCAGGTTTGGAACGGTGCATCTTTGTCAGAGGCGACATTTCCACCGGATAATCGGTGATGAAAGTCGGCTGGATGTAGCTGCCTTCACAGAATTCACCGAAGATTTCATCAATCAGTTTGCCTTTGCCCATGGTGTCGTCGATTTCTTCCATCTTCAGTTCTTTGCAGATCTGACGGATTTCTTCTTCGCTCTTGCCGTTGAGGTCATATCCTGTCTTTTCTTTGATGGCGTCGAGGATAGGCAGACGGCGGTAAGGAGCTTTAAAGCTGATTGTCTTTCCGTCTACAACGGTTTCGGTGCTTCCGTTTACGGCGATACAGATGCGTTCCAGCAACTTTTCGGTGAAGCTCATCATCCAGTTGTAATCCTTGTACTGTACATAAAGTTCCATACAAGTGAATTCGGGGTTGTGGGTTCTGTCCATTCCCTCGTTACGGAAGTTCTTTCCTATTTCGTATACACCTTCAAAACCACCTACGATGAGTCGTTTCAGATAAAGTTCCGTTGCGATGCGCAGGTAGAGGTCTATATCCAGTGAGTTGTGGTGAGTGATGAACGGACGTGCGCTTGCTCCGCCTGCGATGGATTGCAGGATCGGTGTTTCTACTTCCGTATATCCGGCTTCGTCGAGGGCGTTGCGCAGTGTTCTCACTACGGTGGCACGCTTTTCGAATGTCTCTTTGATGCCTTCGTTTACTACCAGGTCCACATAACGTTGGCGATAACGGAGTTCGGGATCTTCAAAAGAGTCGTAAGCTACGCC